CACATTGTTAACGGCTGACCACCTCTAGCACCGTCAGGATAGCAAGTAAAGCCGCGTAGTCGTGGAGCATACTTAGCCAGTATTGTGGCAAACTCCATCACACGGTCTTCGTTGTTACCTTCACTACCCCAAGGCGGTAGGTTAATGGTAGATGAGATAGACATATCAACATAGTCCTGTACGTCAGCTTGGAACTTCAGGCGACGCTCAAAGTCATTAACCATTGATGATGACGTATCGATCTTGTCAGGGTCTAAGCCGTGTGTCTTGATCAGGTCTTCTGCTGTAGCGTCTACAACGTATTCATACTTCCACTTGTCACCACCAACTAAGTAGCGACGCTTGTAGGCTACAGCGTACAGTGGCTCAATACCTGTTGTCGTACCCGCTAGGATGCCTATAGTGCCTGTAGGAGCGATTGCACGATAGGCTACAGGGTGATTAATACCAATAGCGTCACAGAGGGCGTTAGCAGCCTTCTCAGACTCATCACGATAGACCTCTAGCCACCTGTGCAGCTCTTCTGTAACCTCGTATGAACTCCCACGCTTCAGTAGGAACTCGTGCATACCCATCAAGCCCAAGCCAAGGCGTCTGTTCTTCTGTCTAACAGCGTACACTTTCTTGGTTGGTAGGTCGGCTGTAAGTGTGCCTGCGACAAGGAACATTGAGGCAACTCGAACGATTGAGCGGAACTCCTCGATAGTGTCAATAGCACCAATATTGATACTGCCGAGATTGCACACATCACTATCATCTTCACTGGTAACTTCTGTACAGGCGTTCCTGAGTGTCTCATTTTCTTTGTCTCCAAAGTTAAAGCTAAATCCGGGCTCTCCTGTCATTAACGCTTGGCGACAATTCTGTACAAAGGTCTCAGGTAAGAAACCATTGTTAACAGCATCTAAGAACTTGTCATCGTAGTTGAGACTAATGTTAGTCATGTCTAGCGGTGCAGGAAAGTTGAAGTTGTTCTGCTTAGCATCAAACACTGTAACGCCTTCAGCGATGGGTAGGGAGTGCCAATCCTTTGCTGCTAAGAAGGCTTTAGCGTCACCATGCTGCCAGTTTAGTGAGGCGTAGATAGCACTACGACGACTGCCGCCTTGCATCACGTTTCTGCCTATCTCGTTTATAGAGTTCATTAGTGGTAGTGGCCCTGACGCTACACCGCCTGTCCTGCCCAGTGGTGACCCGCTTGGACGAAAGACGCTGTAGTCTATGCCAATGCCGCCGCCGCTCATCAGACAGTCGCTTGCTCGCTGTGTCAGCTTTCCCCATTCTTCTCTAGTGTCCTCTTCACCTTTCAACAGATAGCAGTTGTTGTAGAAACTAGCCTGCCTGCCTGCGTAGTAAATGTAACGCCCACCTGCCATGAATTTAAACTGCTTCATAGCGTTGCCCAGATACTCCGAGTCTTCAGGGGTTAGTATGCCTGTGCAGACATCGTGCATGAGGTCATCAACCTTCTCTCCCCAAGTCTGTGTTGGTGTTAGTGCGTACTTGTGTCGGAATATTGACTCACCAAAACTGTTTCTAAAATCGCTCATAATGCTTCCATCTCTGCTGTAATATCTGTGAAATTGATTTCTTTAAATTGGTCTAATGGCATCCAACAACACGGTTCGTAGTCTTCAGGGTCTCCCCTATCTTTCCTGCCTCCCATGCCTAGTCTAAACTTAACAGTAGCTAAGTCAGCATAGAGAACACAATCAGAAAACTCCACAACTAACAGACATTTTGTGTCCGTCTGCTGTGCTAGTGTCTGAGCCGTTAGATACTTGTCTAGCGACAGCATATATTCAGAATATCTGTTACTAGGCATATTCCTTTTCTTTAGCTCAGCCCAAGCGTAGATTACACCGCCACGAGACAGGGCGTAGTCCACCTTGTACTTACGACCTAGCTTTGTTGTTTTACAAGACCATTGATCTGATAACTTAGAGGCCAACCTGTCTTCTGCCGCTAGTGTGGTGCTGTTCTCATATACAGGTCTCATGCTGCTTGACCTCTATCTGAATCTTTAATAAACACACCTGCACCGTTTAAGTAGCCTGTACGGTCTTTAATGTCTAGGTAGGCAACTTCTAAACACTCTTCCAATGTTAGCTCGTTCATCATGGCTAGGTTGTTCAAGACAACAAGACAGTCGCCTATATCGTCTGCAATGTCCCTGTGCTTTGCTACATTATCAGCAAGCTCGCCCACTTCACTAACTAACTTTAAAGCCTGTGTAGGCACTGTGCCGTTGACGAAGATGCCTCGTTCGCTGCTCCACTTAGTACACAGCTGTATTAACTCATCCATTCTAGACATTGCACTGCTCCTCTATAAGTCTGTCTAAGTACCAACGTGCTTTGCGTAGGTCTTCTACACCGTTCTTGTCTTGCCAACGATGTGTGTACTTAATGACGTTACCGTTTAAATAGCCTAAGAACGCCTCACTGTTAAGACGTTCTTTCATGTACTCGATACACTCAATACCATTTCCCTTGTAGTGATTAGGATTGATAGCATCTTTATCATTCTGTGAGGCTTTCTTTTCGGCGTTTAGTTCTTCGTTAACACGTCTAGCTTGCGCTCTACGTCTTTTGTTTACAGCGTCCCACTCTTCAGCAGGTGATTTGTCAAGGAAGCTCATCGTATTCTCCTAAATCTTCCAATATCTGATCTAATTTATCTTCTACTCTGTCTTCAAAACGATCTACTAACTCTGTGGAGTTTATCTCTAACGTCTCCAACACTGTTATCTCGTCTAGTAGATAAAGCTGTTCTTTAATCTCTGTGAATGTCTTACTCATTCTGTAGACTCTCCAAACTTCTTACGTAGGTATGACATACTAATTGGGAGTTCATCAAAGCTGCCGTTATCAACCTCGTTAAACACCCAGATACCACGCCATGACAGGTTTGTCTGTGGTGACAGGTAAGACTGATCCTCTTGGTAGAAGATGCCTGCAAACAACCCCGTCACTGACACACCGTCGGCTCTACGTGCGTAGGCAATGTCTCTGTCCTGTACGTGTCCCATCACACAGCTTACCATCTTCTTAGTCAGCAGCATTCTAGCAGACGCTACAGGGCGTCCCATGACACCGCTAGTGAAGTAGTGGCTGTAGGCAATACCGTTAATCATCTTAACTTCTAAGAACGGTACAACTTCCCAACCCATCTTCTCTAGACCAAGGTCATCAAATGACATCAAACCTTCAAGTTCAGGACTGTCTTCTACTGCTCTAGTAATCCTGTTCTCATGGTTGCCCAGTAGGAACACTAGCTTAGGCTTCCACAGCTTGTGCTTGTTAGTGCGTAGCCTTGCCTGCTCTTCCTTTATAGGCGCTAGGAAAGCCTCCATAGCCTGCTTACCAGACGCAACATCAGCTTGGTAACGTCTGCCTTCAAAGGACTTCTTACCTTTGTCGTAGCTAGACAGGCTTGGAAAGTCCCAATGGTCGCCTAAGTGAATGATAACGTCAGGCTTCATCGCTACAGCGTACTTCCCTGCCCACGTTAGATGCTCTGTGTTAGAGTCAGGTTTGACTTGCGTGTCAGGTATGACAAAGTGTCTCATGTCTTTTTCCTCGCTGCACGTTCTTCGTTAGTTTTAGATTGGTGACAGGTTAGACACAGACACTGCATACCGTCTGCTTCACAGAACAACCTCTCTGAGAACCCTGCAATGTCTTTGTAGCTGCTTAACTTACCTGCCGGAACAATATGGTCTACCTGTATTTCTTTGTTGGTAAACCACTCAGAACACTCAGCACACTGATACTCATACTTGTGCCTGCATCCTGTTACTGTTCTCTCTGCATCCTTCTTAACTTGAAACTTCACAGGGTAGCGACTGTAAGCCTGTCTTAATGCTGACCGTATAAACTGCCAGTAACGAGCCTCAGTCCATGTCTTCCCTGCCCTAGTGCGTGGCACTCGTGGCTTCACCATAGAAACGCTCCCCTGCTGTACGCTCTCGTGGAGGCATCCACATCTGACCCTCTGTACGTCTTAGCCACAACAGCCTAGCGTTCTCTAACGCCCTGTCATAGCCTAATTGGTCTTCGCAGATGTCCCACATATCAGTCTCTTTACGACACCCACCAATGAGGTCTTGTGCAGCTCCTGCGCCTATACCGTCAACACCAATGATATTGTCAATGCTATCACCTGTCAGTATTTGCTTATAGAAGTTTTTCAAGCCTGTCTCGGAAGTGATGAAGTAGAGGTCGCGTTTAACGAAGTTGTAGTGCATACCTGCTATTTGGTCGAAGTCTTTGTCAATGCTAACCATTATTGGGTCATGGTTGAGGTAGTGCGTAGACGCTGCGATAGCAATAGCATCATCAGCTTCTTCACCCTCCACCAGTACAGCTCCCCAATACTCTATAGCGTGTTGACGAACGTCAGGCAAGAACTCAGGCTTGGGTGTGTCTTTCCTGTTCCCTTTGTAAGGGGCAGTAGTGGCTACATCGTGTCTGAAGTTGTTGCCGCCTGTTATGTATAGAACGTAGTCGTGGTCTGGGAAGCCTAATAACACATCAGATATTAGACCGTTAAAACCTCTAATGGCTTGTGCGCTAGTCTCACACACACAAGCCACCCGATAGCAAAATATATCGCCATCAATTAGAAGCATTAGAGGGCAGCTTCCAGATTAATATCAATATCAGCACCTTCAGCTGTGTACTCATTCAAATCTGTAATGACTAGCTTCAGGCAGGTTGGAGAACGACCCTTCTTACCTTGGAAGTCCCAATCATACGAACCCAGTACAGCCTTAGCCTTGGACTCGTTACCGACAAGGCAGCTAATCTCGTCACCGTGCGTGTTGTAAGCTCGCATTGGGTTTGTAGACTTAACTGTAATGAAGTTACCTCGTGCATCGTCTTTGTTCTTCACAGCAAAGCCTTGCTCTTCTAAGGCTTCTACAGCGGCGTCAGAGAGACGAGACATATCTACCTGATACTTACCAGACATTTGGTTAGTAGTTGATAGGTTTGCCCAGTATAGTTCTGTGTTGAT